TGGCCTCGACGACGTCGGGTTTCGAGGGGTGGCCTTTGTCGATGTCGACCGCGAGCATGCGGTAGGATCCGCGCTGCCGCTGCGTGTCGTGGGCGCGCCCGTCGTGGCCTCGGTAGGTCGAGGGGATGATGAAGTCGGCGGCGGTTTTGTCGACGGCTGTGGGCGTGCGGACGCGGTCGAGGATCTCACCGAAGGAGATGCCGTCGTACTCGGAGCCCGGGAAGTCGATGAGCGTGTTGTGAGCGCCGTGGGCGAGGAGGAATGTCACGGACATCTATGGAGCCTCGTGGCGCTTGCCAGAAGCGTGTGGAAGCGATACATTGTGCATTGCAGGTCTCTCCCATCTGCATATTGTGTCTGTTGGTTCTGCCCAACTGAGCCCCGGTCGCGCCCTCCCCGCGACCGGGGCTTTCTCGTTCTCAGAAGGGGATGTCGTCCCCGAGCACCTCGTTGAGGGGCTTGGCCGGCTGCTGCGGTTCCGGCGCCGGGCGTGCGGCGGGACGAGCTGCTGCAGCTGGCGTCGGGGCGGAGCCGAAGTCGTCGTATTCGGCCGGCTTGGCGTTGGCGGGTGCCACGACGTCGAAGTCGTCGAGGCCGCCGTCACCGTAGACGGGGTCGGTGACTTGGACGGTGTCGAGCAGCAGGGAGATGCCGCCGATGCCGTCGGGGTCGATCGAGGGTTTGGCCCACGCGCGCACGGCGCCTTTGGATCCTGACCAGATGGCGAGGTTCTCAAGGGGTTCCTTGTTGCCGTCGATGACCTTGGGCGCGGTGTTGGCGGTGCCGTCGGCTTTGGTGCCGTTGCGGCGGGCGGTGAAGGTGACCTTCGACCCGTCCTCGGCTTTCTTGGCGCCGAACACCTTGGCGAAGGGGGGAAGCTTCGGGTCGCGCGCGCGGCAGTTGTCGTAATGCTGTTTGAGCTCGGTGTGGAGCGCGCGAGCGTCGGCGATGGGCAGGTCGAAGCTGATCGACCATGCGGCGCCGTTGGCGGTGGGCTGGCACGGCTCGGACTGCTGTTTGCCCGTGTTGAAGCGGTAGCAGCTGTTGAGCTTCGGGTACTGGAGGGTGACGTTCTTGACGAGCACTTTGTGGAAGTCGAGGTTGTCTGCCATTGGTCTCTCCTGTGTTGGCAGTGGGTGGATCAGAAGTCGAGGTCTTCGGGTTCGTCGGCCGAGATCCACGCGGGCCGAGCGATGACGTTAACCTCGGGCCACCCCGTCGTGTAAAGCCCTTTCTCTGTCGCATCGCGGATGGCGAGCAGGGTCTTCGTGATGATGGCGTCCGAGGTGTCGAGGTAGTCGGGGTCGATCTCGTGCAGGCAGACCGCGTAGGGCGGTTCTTTCTCTGCGGCGAGGAAGAGGAAGCGTTCGGCGGGGAGGCCTGCGGCGCGCAGGGTGCGCAGGTAGAAGGCTGCCTGCAGGTTGTAGCCGTAGGCGTGGACGTCGCGCGTGAAGATGCGTGGCGAGGCGCTGGCGCAGGTCTTCAGGTCGACGATCAGGCCTTCGGATTCGATGTAGATGTCGGGGCGGCACTTGATGTCCACGCCGGTGATCGGGTCGCTGGCGAAGATGGAGGCTTCGACGGTGCGCGGCACGTCGAGCCACGCCGGGGTGTGGGCGATGACCGACTGCGCGATGACCTCGGCGAGGTCGTATTCGGCCTCGGGTAGGAGGAGGATGTCGTCGAAGTCGGCGGCCATCTTGGCGTGCTTCCACTTGTCGCCGCGGCGGTCTGCGGGGCCGCGACGGACGAGCTCTTTCTCGGGCTCGAGGACCATCGCGTGGACGGCGGTGCCGAGGTCGAAGGCGGTCGACTCCTTGCGCACGCCGTGGCGCCAGTGGGCGATCGACTTGAGGTGAGCAGTCTTGATGTCGGACGCCGAGATGGCGGGGTGGGCGTGGTATTCGCGGTTGGTGAGGTCGTGGCGGATCATCTCTTGCTCCATCCGTAGAGGGCGATGAGGGCGGCCTCGGCGCGGCCGTCGTGCTTCACGAGCTTCCACTGGTCCGAGCAGTCGGGCCACGTCATGGAGGCGAGGGCGCGGCTGGCTGCCTTGTCGCTGCCGAGGCGCAGGTGCTTTTTCCAGACCGACGGGTCGACGAGGCGTGTCGGGATGCCTGCGAAGTCGAGGCAGGCGAGCAGGATGCCGAAGCCCTCGGCGATCTTGGCTGCGTTTTTGACGCCGATCATGCGTGGGTAGAACGGCCGCTCGACCCATGCGATGTCGATGCGACCGATCTGGGACAGCAGCTCGCGGCGGCCGCCGATTGTGTCTGGCATGTCGTGCGTGGTGACCGAGTTGTCGACGGTGTCGAAGACGGCGAACGCGCCCTGCTTGCCCGGGTCGATGCCGAGCACGATCATGTCGACGTCCTTTCGAGGTAGGCGGTGAGGCGGGCGAGATCTTCTTCGCGCGCCTCCTGCTTGGCGCTGACGAGGCGCAGCAGGCGGTCGTAGTTGATGCCGGTCTCTTGAGCGACGACGTGGAGGCGTCGGTCGGCGAGGCGGCTGCGGATGGTTTCCATGGTGAGCAGCATGTGGTGTCCTCCTGTGCCGCCCTGTCTACGGGCGGTCGGCGCGGCGCGCAACGGAAAAAATGCGGCCCGAGGCGAAAATTTTGCAGATACCCCCTTGCGCCCGACGATGGCGTTGCCTATATAGGTAACAGAAGGCAACGACAGACACACAGAGGAGAGACCGAGATGATCGGCAGCAAGATCAACTTCGAGGGCATCGACCGCACGGTGCTCGACGCTTTCGCGCTCGACAGCAAGCGCGTGCTGATGGTGCTGGCCGCCGAGGGCGAGCCGACGCTGGCGGTGACGGGTACGCGCTATCTCGACAGCGGCCTGTTCACGGGGCTGCGCTCGCACCACGGCATCACCGACGTCGAGTACTTCCCCCACAAGGTCGAGATGCTGATCGAACTGGGCGTTTACGACTGAACGCCCAGTCACCACCACCAACCAGAGGAGAGACCGAGATGACCAAGATACAAGCCGAGAGCCTTGCTGTTCGCTACCACGCCTACCTGCAGGCGGTCTTCGCCGAGGACGACGCGGGCATCGTTTTGTGGGGGCCTGCGCTGGCCGACATCCAGCGGCAGACGGGGATCGAGATGATCACGAACGTCGGCGCCGTCGTCGAGAAGGCGCGCGCCCGCATGCTCAGGGCGGCGTGACCGCACCCCCTGCGGCCCCGGCAGAAAAAAAGACAGCCGGGGCCGAAAAAAATGCAGAAAGCTGTTGACCACCCCGACGGCGGCTGTATAGTCAACACATAAGGCAACACGAACACGGGAGAGACAGACATGAACCACGCCAAAGCCTTCGACAACGTCCGCACCCTCGGTGACATCTTCGCGCTGTCGCTGGCCAAAGCAGGCAAGCCGGTGCCCGACCTGTCGCCGCTGTTCCACGGTCTGGCCGCCTACGAGATGCTGAATCTCAAGGGCGTCTGCCAGTGGCTCGACGACTCGGTGCGGATCGTGATGACCGAGGTCATCGAAGAAGTGAAGCGGAGGGTGCAGGCCTGATGGCCTGCATCACCACCAGAACCAAGGGAGAGACAGACATGAACCGCACCGAATGGAAGGCCTTCTGCCACAGCCTGCGGGCCGACGCCCGCGCCTTCGCCGCCAAGCACGGCGGCTACCCGACGATGACCCGCCACTTCTCGCACGAGGGCGAGGAGTGGAGCTTCACCCGCCTGCGTTCCGATAACGGCCGCTGGGGGTCGTATCTCCGCAAGAGCGTGATCCGCGAGCGTTCGTTGATGGAGCGTGTCATGTCGGAGCTGAACGACGCGCCCTTCTACCGCGCGGCGATGCGTCAGCGTCCGTGGGCCAGCGACTTCCACAAGCGCGGCCTGCGCAAGACGATCATCGTGGCGCGCGAGATCCGCATGGCGGCCTGACCTTCTGGTGACCAGCCCCGAGCGGGCTGGCATCCTGACGGCCAGAACCATCAACCACGGGAGAGTGACATGCTGGATTATGAGGACATCGACTTCAAGGCGCTGGGCAAGCTGACGAAGGACCAGCGCGCTGCGGCGGCCACGCTGGGCAGGGCAGAGGCGCGCTGGCTGGTCGACAGCTACTACCAGATGCAGCATCGCCGCATCATCGAAGGCAACCGCCAGCGGGCCGCTCAGGAGGCGGGAGAGCCCAATCAGGCCATCGACTGGCTCAAGGGCTTCAACGAGGTCGGGGAGAACATGTTGAAGGCTCAGTTGGGTCGGTTCGCTGCGGCTCATCCGCAGGGGGCTTGGGCGCTGTCGCAGTGCGGAATAGGCCCCGTGATCTCGGCGGGTCTGGTGGCGCGTCTGGAGCTGCGGCCGACGGTGGGCGCGTGGTGGCGTCTGGCGGGTCTGGATCCGACGGTGACGTGGGGCAAGGGCGAGAAGCGCCCGTGGAATGCGAGCCTGAAGCGGCTGTGCTGGATCATCGGCGAGAGCTTCGTGAAGGTGTCGGGCATGCCCAACGGCTACTACGGGCATGTGTGGAAGGCTCGGAAGGAGCTGGAGACCGAGCGCAACGAGCGCGGCGAGTTCGCGGAGCAGGCTGCTGCTGCGTTGGCGGCGAAGAAGTTCCGGCCCGAGACCGACGCGCGCAAGCATTACGAGGCGGGGCGTCTGCCGCCGGCGCACATCCATGCGCGGTCGAAACGGTACGCGGTGAAGCTCTTCCTGTCGCATCTGCACCATGTGTGGCATGAGGTGGAGACGGGGTCGCCGCCGCCGAAGCCTTACATCATCAGCCACGGGGAGCACGCTCACTACATCGCCCCGCCGGGCTGGAAGGAGTGACGAGATCGAGCCAGTTCCTTCGAGAGCACCACCTGAGGCGAGCGAGCCATACATGCTGAGAGCACCACGTTGGTCGAGCGAGCCATACATGTTGAGAGCACCACATTCGCCGAGCGAGCCACGATAAGAGAGAGCACCCAGCGGAGAAGAGCGAGCCAATCGGCCGGAGAGTACCAGTTGGCAGGAGCGAGCCATCGGAACCAAGAGCACCAAGCAACGCGAGCGAGCCAACGCTTGAGAGAGCACCAGCCAGCGCGAGCGAGCCATGCCGTCCGAGAGCACCACGCAACACGAGCGAGTCATGAAGTACGACAGCACCATCTGAAATGAGCGAGCCAAACACGCTGAGAGCACCATCAATGCGGAGCGAGCCATGCCACGCGAGAGCACCATCTTGCTCGAGCGAGTCACTTCGTCCGAGAGCACCAGTCCACCTGATCGAGCCAAGTCCTCAGAGATCACCACGCGTTGTGAGCGAGCCAAAGAACCGGAGAGCACCAAGCCGTAAGAGCGCAGGGGGTATGAAAATGCCCCTTGACGCTGCCTGACTGTTGCCTATATGGTTAACACATAGAGCGACACACACCACGGGAGAGAAAAGATGACCAAGATCGACAGCCTGACCTTCCCCTGCTTCTACACCGAGTGCGCCTATCGCGACGGGGTCCGCGACCAGCGCGAGGGCAATTGCAGGAGCGTGCCCAGCTACATGCGCCACGGGGAGTTCGAGCCGCTGGGCTACGGCTGGTACCTGCGCGGCCGCAAGGCTGCCGAGCTGGGGCTGGTGGCATGACCGCCTATTACAACGAGATCGACCCGAAGGCGGCCGCGTGGCTGCGTGAACTGATCAAGGGCGGCCACATCGCCGCAGGAGACGTAGATGAAACGGACATCCGAGACGTGGACCCAGCTAGACTGGGTCGATACACTCAATGCCACTTCTTCGCAGGGATCGGCGGCTGGAGCCACGCGCTGCGGCTTGCCGGTTGGCCCGACGACCGCCCCGTCTGGACTGGATCCTGCCCTTGCCAGCCTTTCAGCGCGGCAGGCCGAAGAGAGGGGGTTGCTGACGAGCGGCACCTCTGGCCGCACTGGCACCATCTCATCAGCGTCTGCCGACCTTCAGTCGTCTTTGGAGAGCAGGTTGCGAGCAAGGACGGCCTCGGGTGGCTCGACCTTGTATGCGCTGACTTGGAGGGATCGGGCTACGCCGTCGGGGCGGCTGATCTGTGCGCTGCGGGCGTCGGCGCGCCGCACATCCGACAGCGGCTCTGGTTTGTTGGGCTGGCCGACGGCACAAGCAAGGGACTGGAAGGGGCCGCAAGGACGATTCTACAAGGACGAGGCGATAGACATGCCAGCGGCAGCGCAGCTGACAGGCTGGCCGACGCCGATGGCTGGCACACCGGCGAGGAACGGCAACAACGAGGCGGGCAATACAGACAGCAGCCGAAAGACGGTGGAGTTGGCGGGCTGGCCGACGCCGAATGCGACGAACAACGGGGCGGGCGAGGAGCCGATGGCCAAGGTCCATCGAGGCTTGAACCCGGGTTTGAATCCGGCGGATGCGGCGAGGCTGGCGGGCTGGCCGACGCCCGAAGCAGAGGAAGCGCGCAGGGGCTACCAGAACCGAAGCAATGGGAAGAAGGGCACGCAGCAGAGCATGACGACCGTGGCGATCAATTCGCTGGGCAGCAAACCGCACCTGTCGCCGCATGGCCCAGCCCGACTGACGGCCACTGGCGAGATGCTGACTGGCTCTTCTGCCGAGATGGAAAGTGGCGGCCTGTTGAATCCAACACATTCCCGTTGGCTCATGGGGTATCCGCCCGCGTGGGACGACTGCGGGGTTACGGCAATGCCATCGTCCCGCAAGTCGCTGCGACCTTCATCAGGAGCGTGATGTGATGACCGAGATCGACGACCTCAAGTCCAAGGTGGCCAAGCAGCGCAACGAAATCGCGCGGCTGACCCAGAAGGTGGCCGAGCTGGCCGCCGACAAGCTCAAGATGCACCGCGACATGCTGGTGCTGAAACAACGTCTACGGGAGAAGAACGATGCTTGACGAACCGAACACCTTCGGCGACGTGCTGCGTTACGAGCGCGAACTGGCCGGCTACGGCGTGCGGCAGCTGGCCAAGAAGATCGGCGTGAGCGCGACCTACCTGTCTCGGATCGAGACGGGCCACATCGCGCCGCCGACCGAGGCCCGCATCCAGAAGATCGCGGAGATCCTCGACACCAACTTCTACATCCTCATGGGTGCCGCGGGCCGCGTCCCGTCGGACATCGCCAGTCACTTCAGCCACGCGCCGACCCAAATCATGCGCCTGCTGGAGCTGACCAGCGGCATGTCGCGCTCGGAGATCGACGCACTCAACGGCATGCTCGAGGGCATCGTGGCGCAGCTCAATGCGGTGAAGGGGCCTCTGAAATGATCGACCCGTGGGTGAATTGGCCGATCCTGCTGGACGCAGACGGCTACGACCAGAAGCACGCCGAGGTCATGTTCCGCGTCGTCGACGAAGACCTGACGTGGCACTCGATCACGGTCGACGGCCGCGTCCACAGTCGCGACACGATCAAGGGCCTGATCGGCGAGGAGTCGATGGGCGTGATTTTGAAGGATGCTCAGGCGTGGTGGGACGATGTCGGCTACCACATGTGGAGCGAAGGGGCTGCCCTGAAGAGGGGCGAAGATCGGTATGAGAGGGAGCACGAGTGATGGCCAAGTGGGGAGACATCGGGCGCATGGCGCAGCATTTCGAGCAACTGCGGCTTGAGCGGTATGAAAGGCCGCGGCTGCGGTGGCTGGTGCTGGCCGGATTCATCGGCGGGCTGACTGCCACCGTTCTGCCGTGGGCGGCGGCGGTGATCATCGCGGGGGCATGGTGATGGACGAGGCACGACTGGGAGAGATGATGCGGGCGCACGCATGGAAAGAGGGGCACCGCCCCCGCCTGCCCGAGGCGTCAACGGCCGCGAACTTTTCGGCGGCGAGCGGGGACAGGCGACGCAACACGCTGGAGCAGCAGATCATCGACGTGCTGCAGGCGAAGGGGAGGCCGACGCTGATCGAGCATGTGGCGTCGCATTTCCCGTACGAGCCCAAGTACGCGATCGAGAATGCCATGCGGCGGCTGAAGACGGCGGGCAAGGTCAGGTCGACGACCGACATCACTGTGGCGCGCAACCGTGTGCTGTGGGAGGCCGTGTGATGGCGACGCATGAAGAGCCGATTCCTGCGTGGCTGGAGGCAGAGTTGAAGGC